ACAGACTTGGGGAGAACCCCGCTTTGTCATTCGTAGCCCAGACTCTCGTAAGTTTGGACTAAGCCCAATCCCTAAACAAACCTATCGTATTTGGTTCTATGCTTGGGATTTACCAACAGAACTATCTGCATATTCAGACACAATAGTGTTCCCAGATTTATACAAGCCCGTCTTAATGGCTAGGGCAAGATATTACATTTGGCAGTTTAAGGATAACCCACAGGCTGCTGCATTTGCGTTAGATGACTATAACAAAGGACTAAGAAGCATGCGTTCTAATCTTCTTGATCCTACTCCATCATATTTTAAAGACGATAGAGTGGTATACGTTTAATGTCTCAACCATTTGGTCTTTCATGTAAGGGCGGGTTAAACACTAACCTGAACCAATTTGATATGCTGCAACAGCCGGGGTTTGCTACGCAGCTAATTAATTTTGAAGTAGACCCGGATGGTGGTTATAGGCGTATTAATGGCTACGCCAACTATGGCACAACTAGACCCGAAGGTACATCGCAGATTCATGGTGTATTTCCTTATGCACTAGGTCTTGTTGTATGTGTAGATACAAGTATTTACTACACTGAAGATGGTACAACATGGACGCAGATAAATAGAGATACAGGACATGCTGGCGTTACTGAAGCTAATCTAAGTTCTCAAACAGAACTAGATAGACCTGATCAAGGTCAGGCACAGTTTGCAATAATGCGTGCGCCTACTGGACATACAAGTAGCGAGTATGGTTCATTAAGTATTGCAACAGGCGCAGATAAAATGGCACACTTCCATATTGATGGAACAGGTGCTAGTAGAGTATTTATATACCAAGAAATATCTACTCCTGCTGCTGCTACATATGTTGAAAACCATAACAAGCATATTTGTGTTGTTGATGCAGAAAACGCACCATCAACTGTTTATTACAGTAAAACAAATGATGACAGAGACTTTACTGGTACTGGTTCTGGTTCAGTAACAATTGACGACAGAATTGTAGGTATTAAAAGTTTCCGTGATTCTCTTTATATTTTTTGTCAAAACACAATACATAGATTAGATAATATTAACGACTCAGCTACTGTTGCTGTTTCACAAATTACTGCTAACGTAGGTTGTTTAAGTGGATATAGCATCCAAGAAATTGGTGGTGATGTTTTATTTTTAGCACCAGACGGTATTCGTCTTGTAGCTGCAACAGCCCGTATTGGTGACGTTGAGTTGAGTTCTGTGTCACGACAGGTACAGTCTATTGTTGCAGACATTGCTGCAAACATAACTGACTATACTATAAGCAGCGTAGTTTTAAGAAACAAGTCGCAGTATAGATTGTTTTACACACCAACTGGTTCGTCTATTTCTGCATCTAAAGGATTGATTGGAACATTAACACCAAACGGATTTGAGTGGTCTGAAACAGAAGGTATTCAAGCCCCCGCAATTTCATCAGCATTTTTAAGCACGGGCGTTGAAAAAACATATCATGGTGATAACTCTGGTTACATTTACGAACATGATAGCGGTAACTACTTTTATCAGACAGGTACAGCCCAGACTATATCAGCAAGATACAAAACGCCAAACCTAGACTTTGGTGATGCAGGTACGTTAAAAACATTACACTATGCAAAAATTTCATTAAGTCCTGAAGGCGAAGTACAACCATCTTTGCGTGTAAGATTTAATTATGAAGATACAACTATTCCTCAACCAGCTGACTATGTACTAACTGAAGTACAAACTCCTTCATTGTTTGGATCAGCAGTATTTGGAACAAACGTATTTGGTGGTTCACTAGACCCGTTAGTAAGACAATCGTTGCAGGGGAGTGGGCATGTAGCTAGTTTTAGACTTTCAAGTAATGATAACAATGCTGCATATTCAGTAAACGGTTTATACATAGATTATATGCCCTCGGGTAGGAGATAAGAGAAAATGGCTGGAACTAGTTACACTAGACAAAGTACATTTGCAGATGGCGATACTATTACTGCTGCGTTATTTAATGACGAGTATAACCAGCTAGTAAATGCATTTTCGTATGCAAGTAGTGGTACAACTGGACACAGGCATGATGGTACGTCTGGCGAGGGCGGTAACATTCATGTTATTGGTGACGAAGACTTTTTAAATAAGATTGCAGTTGATAGCACCAATAACCGCTGGGGCTTTTATGTAGAAGTAAGTAGCGCAGCTGTAGAACAGGTTCGCATTCAAGATGGTGCGATTGTTCCAGTAACAGATAATGATATTGATTTAGGTACATCTTCATTAGAATTTAAAGACCTGTATCTAGATGGTACAGCAACTATAGATACGTTGACTGTAGACGGTGCTTCTACTATAGGCACAACCCTTGGCGTTACAGGCGCAACAACTCTTTCTAGCACACTGGATGTTACAGGCGCAGCTACTTTTGATGGCAATGTAACTATCGGTGATGCAGCTACAGACACACTTACCATTACCGCAGATGTAGCTTCTAACATTATTCCTAGTGCAGATAGCACATACACTCTTGGTGACGGTAGTAATTACTGGTCACACGGCTACATGGATGCTGTTACTACAACAGGCGACATCTCTGTTGGTGGCAATCTAACGGTAACAGGCAATGCGACAATATCTGGTAATCTTACTTTTGGTGATGCAGCTACAGATACAATTAACCTTGCTGCCGATGTTGCGTCAAATATTCTTCCTTCAGCCACAAACACATACGACATCGGTGGAACTGGAGCCGAGTGGAAAGACATCTATATTGATGGTGTTGCGTATGTTGATTCTATTGATTTGGCTGGCACTACTATTACCGCTACTGGTGCTGAACTTAATACTCTAGCGGGAATAACAGCTACAGTAAGCGAGTTAAATACCCTTGATGGTATTACAGCTACAGTCGCTGAGTTGAACTACACTGATGGTGTCACATCAAATATTCAGACTCAGTTAAATAACAAACAGGCTTTAGATTCTGACTTAACTACAATTGCTGGTTTGTCTAATGCAGACGGTAACTTTATTGTAGGATCAGCTACAGGCTGGGTAGTAGAGTCTGGTTCAACAGCAAGAACATCTCTTGGTCTTGGTAGCCTAGCAACAGCCAGCACAATATCAAACACTGATTGGTCTGGTGCTGATCTTGAAATAGCTAATGGTGGTACAGGTGCATCTACTGCCTCTACTGCCCGAACTAATCTAGGTGTAGAGATTGGTACGGATGTTCAGGCTTGGGACACAGGACTAGATGATATATCTGGACTTGCTGTTACTGACGGAAACTTTATTGTTGGCAATGGTACAAACTGGGTAGCTGAGTCAGGCAATACAGCTATAGCATCTTTAGGTGTTACTGCTACCGCAACTGAGTTAAATGTGCTAGATGGTATTACAGCCACGACTGCTGAGTTAAACTACGTTGATGGTGTAACTAGCAATATTCAAACTCAGCTTAATGCTTTACAAGCTTCTGATGCTGATCTAACTGCAATAGCAGCTTTGTCAAATGCTGATGGAAACTTTATTGTAGGTGATGGTACTACTTGGATAGTTGAGTCAGGAGCAACTGCTAGGACTTCTCTTGGTCTTGCCATAGGTTCAAATGTTCAGGCTTGGGATGCCCAGCTAGATGATGTTGCAGGGCTAACACCTACTGACGGTAACTTTATTGTAGGTGATGGCACTAACTTTGTAGCTGAGTCAGGATCAACTGCTAGAACATCTCTTGGTTTAGGAACAATTGCTACTGCTGCTACAGGTGACTATGCAGCTACTGCTAATAACTTGAGTGACTTAGCAAGCGCATCTACTGCATTAACTAATTTAGGATTAACTGCAACTGCCTCAGAACTTAATTACACTGATGGGGTAACGTCTAACATTCAAACTCAACTTGATGGGAAAGCAACTGAAGACACTGCACTAGCGTTGTCTATTGCATTAGGGTAATTAAAACATGGCAAATACATTTAAAAACTATACGTCAACTTCTATAGGTACAAGTGCTACAACTGTTTATACAGTTCCTGCTAGTACTACATCTGTAGTTATTGGCTTAAACTTAGCTAACCGTACAGCAAGCAGTGTTACTGTTGACGTACAGCTTGGCTCAACTTATATTGTTAAAGACGCACCCGTACCTGCTGGGTCAGCACTAAGTGCCTTAGATGGTAAAATTATTGCTGAAACCACAGATACTATTGTAGTCACCTCGGATACAGCATCCTCTGTTGATGCAATTGTGAGTGTTCTGGAGCAAACATAATGTCAGGATATATTGGTAAAGCTAGAAGCCTAGCCGTTATAGATGGCGCAACAGAAGCTGATTTTGCTAGTACGTTTACAGTTTCTGCTGTAGGTACAAAAACAAGCAGCTACACGCTTGCAACTACTGATACAGGTAAATATGTTCAGGTAGGTTCTGGGGGTTCTATTACTATACCAGATGCAGCCTTTTCTGAAGGCGATGTAGTCAATGTGTTTAATAACACAACAGGTGATATAACTATTACTTGTTCAATCACTACTGCTTATATTTCAGGCACGGATACAGATGTAGCAAGCGTTACTCTAGCTACTCGTGGTTTATGTACTATCTTCTTTATATCAGGCACAGTCTGTGTCATAGCTGGAGCCGTTAGCTAATGTCAGGATTGCTTGCGCTAGTTCAAGGAATACAAGCTACACCTGCGGCTACTATTGATGCAACTGGTGGCACTATTGTTGACTCCGGTGACTATCGCTATCACACCTTTACTTCTTCTGGAACATTTACGCTTAATTCTGCCCCCGGCAATAGTGCTGATGTCCAATACCTTATTATTGCTGGCGGTGGTGCAGGTGGATTCTCAGCTGCTAATCAAACAGGTGCAGGTGGCGGTGGTGCTGGAGGGTTGCTTAATGGTACATCTACCATTTCTCCTGCATCTTACACTGTAACTGTTGGTGCTGGAGGGGCTGGAGTTACTAGCAATACCGGAGGAAGTGGAGGCAACTCAGTTTTTAATAGCATTACAGCAACCGGAGGTGGAGGTGGCGCACCATTCCCATTCGGTTCAACTACAGCTTCCAGTGGTGGTTCCGGTGGTGGAGGCGGTGCTGCATATACGTCATCTACTCAGGCTAGTCGTTATGGGGCATCAGGAACTTCAGGTCAAGGAAATGACGGAGGTGACGGAGGTTACGATTCAAGTAACTATTCTGCTGGTGGAGGCGGTGGCGGTGCTGGGGCCGTAGGTGGAAATGGTCAAAGCGGTTTCGGTGCTGATGGTGGTGACGGTGGTATTGGATTAAATACCTATTCTGCTTGGGCTACTGCAACCTCTACAGGCGACTCTGGGTACTACGCTGGCGGTGGCGGTGGTGGTGCGTTTGATAGTAGTGGACTTATCGGTTCAGGAGGAGCAGGTGGTGGCGGTGATGGTGGCCACGGAGAACCTAATTATAATGGTATAGCGGGCGCAACTAATACTGGAGGCGGTGCAGGTGCTGGGGGTGGCGGTAATACCACTCCATCCGGTGGTTCAGGAATTGTGATTATAAGGTATGCAATATGACACATTTTGCAAAAGTTGAAAACGGAACTGTTACTCAGGTTATCGTTGCTGAACAAGACTTTGTAGATACACAGGAAGGCACTTGGGTACAGACTTCTTACAACACCCGTGGTGGTGTTCATTATAGCCCTGAGACTGGTGAGCCAGATGGCGGTGTAGCACTGAGAAAGAACTACGCTGGTATTGGCTTTACATACGACTCCGATAGAGATGCTTTTATTGCACCACAGCCCTACCCAAGCTGGACGCTAAATGAGACAAGCTGTATTTGGGAAGCCCCTGTAGCTTACCCGGATGACGGTGAAAGATACATCTGGAACGAAGATACTCAACAATGGGATCAAATAAGCGAGTAAATCATGGGATACATAGGAAATCAGCCTGTACCAGAGGCTACACAAACAAGAGACAGCTTTACTGCTACCTCAAGCCAGACTACGTTTAC